ACATTACGATTGTAATCTTCTAAGACCCTGTGTTCTTGCCCATTGTGATCAACCCATCTCTGTAACATGAGATTGTTCCACGCAAATCCGCGGCTTTTACGATCTTCGAACGCTTCAGTAAGACCCACTTTGTTTTTTGTGCCTTTAACACGCACACCCGGATACGCTGAGAAGACATTATCACTGGTATCACCACGCATACATTTCTCAAAGAGTAGCCATTCTGGATTTGGGATGACTTTGTCTTCGCCTGTTTTTTTGTCTTTAACACGTTTGCCTTTGGCATCAAAGATTCCTTCGTATGTAATATGATGTTCTTGAACACCATTGTACTGACTGACGTTAGGAGCAATTAGTTGATAAAAATCACTGTCTGTACTAATAATTACATGTTTATCTTTTGGATGGTTTTGTATAAAACCTGCAATAAGATCATCTGCTTCTAGTTGCGGATGATGCAATACAGTACAATTAGTCTTTTCTTGAATAAAATTTTTAAACTCGTCAAATGCTTCCCAGAACAATTTGTCTTCTTCTTGTTCTTTTTGTGTCATAGCCGCGCGAGTTTCTTGTCGGTTTGCTTTGTATGGTTTGTAGAAGTCTTTGCGCCACGAACGACCTTCGAGACAGAATACTACATGTTTCCCTTCAAAATCATTCCACGCTTTTTTAATACTATTAAAAGTAATGTGAAATGCCATGCCTAATTTAATATCGGCACTGCCTTGTACAACGTGTCTAGCACGAAAGAATGTATTGGCTGTATCAACCAAAATGTATGTCATTTGTAATATTCCATATCTGCAGCAAAAACAAATCGGTATTCATCTGAATCAGTGATTCCGGGCCTATGCCACAGTTTACTAGGATATACGTTCCAAGTCAAGTTGTTTGGTTTTAAAAAGAATGTGTCATTAAAATTTGGATAATCCATTGCAAACTCTGTTCCTGTAATATCTGGATTTGATGTTTGGGGAATATGTACATACCAAATTCCGCTTAATGTTTCAGTAGTTGAATTATTATCATTTACGTGATGATTGTGCCACATATTATCTCTGTTTTCACAATCTTTAGCACTGGTCATAAAAACCCAGCTCATGATGTTTTTTATTCTTACTTCTTTTCCTAAGAACATAAAACACGAATAAATGAAACTTTGTCTCATTTTTAAAAAAACTGGTTCGTGTCTTCCAAACAAATTTTCTTTAGTTTGAAACTTTGGACTATTTTGAAAATAATTGCCGCTGGCAATTATCTGTTTTGAAATCAATTTGATCTGTTCATTATCTTCATTTTTTATTAAAGAAGAAAAATCATACTGATCAATATATTCATTAGTTTCAACTATTTTCATTCTACTTGAGCTTTTCCGCCACCAATTTTAGTTACATTAATATAACCGGCTCCTCGACTAGTATCCATACCTTCTTCGGCTAGCATGTTTCTTGCTAAATCTCGGAACCAACGGTCTACTATTTCTTCTTCTGGGTCACCTTCGAATCCGTATCCTGATTTTTTAAGTTCGGTGATAAAGTGTTCATTCCAGTCTAATTCAAAAAAACCGTTGCGTACATTGTCTTTGTTTACTTTGGTATCTAATACAGCTACCCAAGGTTCACCTTTTTTAGTTGCACGTTCTTTTGGAGTAAGTTTAGCAAGCTCTTCTTTAGCAGCAGCTTCAGCCATACGAGCTACTGCTTCTTCGCGTTCTTTTTCTAAACGTTCTTTTTCTGCTTCTAACTTGGCAATGCCTGTAATTTTCTTAAACCAATTTTTCATTATGTTCCCCACTCGTTTTTAAATAATGGAACTTGTAATCTGTCACTATAACGTAATCCATTTTTCATTGCTAACTCTGCGACCCTGCGATTATTAAGAGTGTACACGCTTTCAACACCTCCAACAGGCATAAGATACACAGGACCCGTAAAACCATTTTCGCGATAAATGTCTGCTGTCTCAATTGCTTCCTCCGCATCGGCTTCTGTAGCCACCACAAATTTAAGATACGCATATCCAACTTCTTCGTATTCTCTAACAACATCTGGAAGTATTGCTTCATGACGTGCTTCACCGCTACAACTTAATTTAGCACTAACGCTAAATGTAACTTGACGCCACATGTCTTCCTCGCATTGCCAGTCTAACAAATATTGTTTAAATTCTGGGCTTAGTTTTTGTGTGCCGTTAGTTTCAAAAGTAATTTCTTTTAAACCTGCCATTTTAGGATGATTTAGTAAGTCTGGGTAACTGCGTTGCCAACCTAATAAAGGCTCACCGCCTGTAATAACTAAATGTTCGTCTTGCCATTCGTTAAATGGAAGTATTTCACAGATACGTTCTGCAATAGCATCTGTTGTAAGTACTGGGCTAAGATCTTTGAAGCTAGGATGCCAAGAAGCATAGCTATCACAACCAGTACTAACAAGGGGAAGTTCATTATAGGTAGTCCATTTATTATATTTTTCTTGTTTTTCTGCTAGTACATCTGCTTCACCGCTTAATGTACCTTTCAGCATGCCAAATCCAGCACATTTAAAGTTACAACCAAATGTACGTAAGAAAACAGACGGAACACCCATGTACCGTCCTTCACCTTGTATGCTATAAAATAATTCTGCTACTTTAAGTTTACTCATCTTCATCTCTTTCTAAATATTGTGTCACTTGATCTTCTGCATCTATATAGCTTTCTGCATAAACATCAAATGTAGCAACACCGTTGGCAATTCGAATATCAAAAGGTACAACTCCATTAGGCATCCAATTGTCTGGCATTTCTCTTTTAATTTCAAATTTTTGCATAGACTTCATTTTTCTAAACAACTCGTCTGCTATGTCTTTGGCAGTGTTCATACGCAATCTCCCTGTTCAGCTATTTTTGCTGTGGCTGATTTTTCTTTGCGCTCTTTTTTAAATTTTTTAACATCATCAATAGCACTTAAAAGAGTATGGGCATAATTAAATGCACTTTGCTCTGTTAAACAAATTGTTGATTCTGTATCAACGTAACCTTTTGTCAGTAAAGTCCAAGCATTTTGCCAGCGTGTTTTAGACCAAAAGTTTGTTCTAGTGGTAGTATAAATGTTTACAGCTATATTGTGATCATCAGCTTCAACCCAAACATTATGATCACAATCTGGATTAGAACATTCGCATGTTACACGATAAGTTTTTGTATCACCCCAATCGTGTGTTTTTAAAATACCTTCTGCTGGAATTTGAACTTTCATTGCATTGTAGGCCTTTCAAATGTTTTAACTTTATTTCTGCTCGATGAAATAGTGTCAACTATACGGTTAAAATCGTCTTCGCTCATTGCACTTTTATAAATGGTTAATGCTTGTGTCATCATAACAGCTGCAACTTCCATCGGACCGTAATCACCGACCATTTGATCCGCAAATTCTAAAAAGCTGTCGTATAAATTTTGTAATTGATTATCGTTCATCGTGGTGCAAACTCCTGTTGCATTTTAATATTATCCATAAATTCTTTTTTAGTGCCCATGTCATCTTTGAACGCACCTTTTAATACAGTAGTCTGTGTTAAACTAGAGTGTGCCATAATTCCACGATTCTCGCAACATCCATGTGTAGCTTGAATATAAACACCTAAGTCTTTTGCACCGGTGGCTTTTTCAATTTCTCTTGCGATGTCGTTGCAAAGTTCTTCTTGTAATGTTCCTCTTCGGGCACACCATTGTGCAATACGTGTGTACTTGGACAAGCCGATGAGCTTCTGAGCGGCAATAATGCCAATATAGGCAACACCAGTAACGGGTTGATGATGATGGCTGCACATAGAGCGCAACTCACTTCGAACAACCAACATACCTTCATAACGGTCTTTGGAATCGTTTGGAAATGCTGTTGCGTCTGGTGCTGGTTCATAGCGTCCTGCCATTATTTCGTTAAAGTACATCTTAGCAAGGCGACGTGCTGTGCCTTTACTGTTAGGATCATTTTCGCGATCAATAAGCAAACGATCAAGCACTAGCTCAAATGCTTCTGTTGCTTCGTCGATTAATTTAGCTTTGTCTTCTTCAGTGACGTAGTCACTAATATTGTCACCTGCCCAAAAACGTTTTTTATCACGTTTCATTTTAAAACGAAGTGCATCTGCTAGATACGCTTCTTCGTAGCCTCCATCTCCGGCCATAGCATCTAAGGCTGTTTCTTTTTTAATATAAACAGGTTTACCTAGAGGTTCGTATTCGTCTTTTACGAATGTTTTATCAAGATCTACATTAAGGACGGGATCTGGTTTAAATTCTGTTTTTGTCAATTATATTTCTCCGAGTTAAAGCGGTGGATCGCCATATTTGTATTATACACTCTTATTTAGGTTTTTGCAAATCTTTTTGATTATTTTGTATTCTAGCTTGCCTGCAAGCTTCTCGCATTTGAGGAGTAAAATCTGGACTTATTTCGCTCCAAGTACAATCGATTACTACAACATCTCCACGCTTTGGAGCAATAAAAAAGACAACACCAAACGCAAAAAAAACAGATATTGCAACTATCGCTACTTCTATATTCTTTCTGAAAGTAAAATCTTGCATAAATCTGCGTCCTTTTTATTTTTAAAAGTAAAACTCATGTAATCGTGATCTGGTTTTGATTCGTATCTATCACCAGGTAATCCGAATACTTCCAATACCATTGCACAAGTTTCGTTCCACCAAAACCCGTTTTGGTTATTCCATAAAACAGTTACAGTATTATTTTGATTGTCGACTGCGCTGTTCATTTTTTAACATCCGTAGTTCGTCTTCTAAATATGCCTTGTATTCGCTAAGGACTTCAAATTTACGGCTAGCATCACCAGTAGCCTGAAGCTCTGTCATATCAAATTCAACTTTAGCAATTTTTTCTTTTAATGCTTCGATAGTTAAATCGTCTTCAATACTCATTCTTTTCTCCGACTGCCAAATCTCAAACCCGTTGCACTACCAAATAACAACAAGAAAGCAGCCCAGGTTTGCCATGTATACGGAATTGCTAATACTGGAAATAGTGTATTTAATGACCAAATGCCAAGCAAAGGCCCAACAACAATTACTACAACTAGTAATGTGATTCCTAAAATTAATTTAATAAGTGATTTTATCATAACCAAAATTCCTCCCAAGGATAAACTAACCAACAATCTTCTTCACGTTTATCAACAGTCCATACATAATAATCAATATCTTTAAATTGACTACCCCAGTTGTTTGTCAAAACAGCAAAGCGAACATTATCTCCCCATAGTTGGCTCCATTTATTATCATGGGGGAAACAACCTTTAGGCCAATCATTTTTAATCCAATTAATTGTAGATCCTTGGTCATTAATATCATCTACAATTAAAATGTTTTTGCCTGCAAAAGCATCTTCCGCCATCCATAAGTTACTCTCGCCACCATC